ACTGCTTGCGCTGCTCCTTGCGTTCCTGCTCGCGGCGCTTCTTCTCTTTCTCGGCCCTGAAAGCCTCGAATTCCTGACGCTCTTCGGCTGTCATTTCCACTTTTTCTGTCATGTCTGTCTCTTTTATAGTGATTATATGGTCCTTATTCCTCATTGAAGATACTCTCCAGCTTTTCGCCGTATTCGAGGCGGTCGGCCTCGAATGTCGCCCATTCCGCAATCTCCCGCATAATGGAGATATATTCGGAAGTTTCGGTATCCGAGGTATGGAGCTGAATGTAGTTCTTGATCTGTCCTACTGTCTTTTTCATTTCAGTTATAGCTTGTCATGCCGGGGCCGGCAAGGTTTATGAGATATGTTATGCGTTGCTGCGGGGTTTCCGGGCCTTGCGCCGGTTCTGCCTTCCTGCGCTGCCATCCCTTGCGCTTTATCGAGCGGAGCCTGGTGGCCAGTTCCATAAGCTCGTCTATCGAGAGCTGACCGAAGGCTTTGCCGGCAATTCGCGGATGGCGGCAGAAGTCGTTTATCTGCGCCCAGTCGGTCGTATCGACCTCGAGCTCCTGCATCAGCTTGAGGGCTATGCTCCGCCGACGCTTCAGCTCGTCCCTTGTGCCGTTCATTCCCTCGATGGCCACGCAGAGGTCGGTGTACTCCTTCCGCGTCATTTCCTTGAGGGAGTCGGTGCGCCCGGCGGTGTACTGCAACACGAACTGACGCTTTGCCTAGTCCGGCTCCCCATGAATGGTGAGCTTGTGGAAGGCGGAGTAGAACCGCCCGAAGTTAGTTACCTGCTGTCCCATGTCAGTGTGTGCAGGTTTTATTGGCCAGTCTTATGATGACGTTGCCCTGATACTGCTCCAGCCACATTCTCGCCTCGTCGAGCTTAGTCTTTACCAAGGCTGTCTCTCGATTGGCCTCCATGTCGGCTACATATTTCCCTGCATCTGAAATCAGACTCATTGCAGAGGCCACAAGGCGCTCCAGCTCACTTAGTTTCGTTACATCAGTTTCCATTCTTTTCTCTGTTTAGTTTACTCAATCGGTTTCTTTCCTTGAGGACTATGGTCCAGTTGCAATAGCTGCAGCACCGGCCTTCCTCCTTGATCGTCCACGGGTCGTTGCCGTACTCCGTGACCTCTTTGCCGCAGATGCAGCATTTAAATTTTGTCTCACTCATTGTCTTATTTTATTTTACATTCGGTTTCCAGTCTATCGTAACCAGTGCGATGACCTCGCCGGTGCCCTCGCAGTCGGGGCAGACGGTCTCCGGAAGACCGCGCCCGCCGTAAAACCAACCTTTGCCTCCACAATAGGGGCAGGTCATCGGCCGTGAGCAGAACCCCTCCTTGCAGATGCGTTCTTCCGGCTCAAGTATTATCATTTCTTTTTTCTTGCTCATTTATCCGAGATTGTTTGAGGTTCTTAAAATGCCTTCTTCCCACACTACGTAGTAGGAATCCGGATTGCCGGTGAAACGGCCTTGACAGAACGCCTTGTAGCCGGATACCCTGACCTTTAGTCCCGCCTTGTAGCGGAGTCTGCCTGCGGGCTTGCCCATAGGCTGTCCCTTGTATTCCTGGCTTATGAAAATGAAACTCTTGCGGTGGAAGCGGGCGATAAGTTCCTCGACCTCCTCGAATGTCAGCTTGCTGTCCTGGAAGCTGTCGATAATAACGAACTTTGCGCTCTTCGGTCGGCGCAGCCTCTCGACAAGATCAGCGTAGCTGTCCCCCACTACAGTGCGGAAGCGGCCTTGAACCTCGTTCATCCGCTCTCGCCGGAGACGCTCCTGAAATGACCGGCTGACTCCCTCCTCGTAGCTCAAGTAAAGGACGGTTCCGTAATTGCACAGCTCCTTCGCAAGCTGCATTACGAAGCTGCTCTTGCCGGATGCCGAGGCTCCGCTTATGAACCAGGTCTCGTTCACGGGAACCTCGCCGAAGGGGATATTCCATTTAGGTCCCCACGGCAGGGTCTTGTACTTCTTGGCAAGTACCTCTTTAGGGCTGTATGCTCGCTTGGCCATCGTTACTTCTTCTCTTGAGTCTTTTTCAGTTCATCGACGAGAAGATTGGCAAGGGTGACAGAGGTCTTTGCTATGGCGATCGGTGCGCCCCAAACAGGCTCACCTTCTTCCGTTACACCATCGACAATCTGAGGGTTACTCAGCATAGCAGCCATCGCATCCTTGGCAATCTCATAGCGACGCTGTTCCCAGTCAATCTCGCCATTTTGGAGACGCTTGCCCATTCTTATGACAGTCTCCATATATTGTTTCTCAAGTACGCTTATCATTATCATTGTCTTTTAAGTTTTTCGATTTCGGTATATACCCGCCGGAGTCCGCCTCCGCTCCTTCTTGCAATATCGGACGGATCAACGCCTTCCGGGGCATTGAGCTTGGCAACCGCCCGTGCCTGTACCATCAGGAACCGTGCCCTGTCTTTGCCGTCGTCAGGCGTGACCTTGCTGTAGCGGTCGCCATAGCGGCTCAGCATCTCCGTGTAGCCCACCTTCTTGCATTCTATGCTCCGGTTGATCTTCTCCTTCAGGCCGTCGGCCCCCATCATGTACCATGCGCAGCACCGCTCGGTCGCGTTCCACAGCGCCTTCAGCTCAAGGAAGGCTTCATACTGGAGGTCGCCGGCCTCGTCGAGTATAATCAGCGGGTTCTCTATCGAGCGCAGATAATACACGAGGTCATCATAAACATCCGAATACCGGCCCCGGCTGTTGGTTCCGAACTCCGCGGCGATCTTGCGCACGAGCTTGAGCCTGGTCTTGACCTGCGAGCAGTCGATGTAGACGGCATTGGGGTGCGTCTTGACGTAATGACGGGCGGTGAAGGTCTTGCCTATGTTCGGGATGTCGCAGAGGATACCGCTCAGGCTGCCTGCCTGCGCCAGTTCAAGCTGGGTCATGATGAAGTCGAAAGTCTCGGTCCTGGCAATCTTCCATTCCATCTCGCCACGCAGACTCACGCCGAGTTTCCGGGCGATGCTGATCCAGTTGGCGTCGCTGAGCACGCGCTCGGTCTGCCCGTTCTTTATGGAGCTGTAAACCGATGTCGTGATGCCGAGGGAGGCGGCATGTTTCGCGTCGCTCGGATAGTTGCCCCTGTTGGCCTTTATCGCCTCGGTAATCTTGTTTTTGATGTCTGTTGCAATCATATTCTAACAGTGTTATAATGTCATTAAAATGTCTGTGTAGCCCTCTCCTTCGCGCTCATGGTCGGCATGTAGTCGTCCATGAAGTCGTCATCATTGACGGGCGGGGTCGGTGGCTGAATCACTTCTTCAACTTCAGGCTCCGGAACTTTGCTCCGGGGTGCGATTCCAAGCCGGGTGATGGCGTTTTTATTGAGGTAAGCCTTGAACAGCTCTATCTTCTGCATCTGCCGGGCGAACCTCGCCTTGTCCTCATCGGTCTGCTCGACCATGACACGGTTGAAGGTCTCGACCTTCTCCACCTTGTCAAGGTAGCGGTCGCCTTGGTAGATATAGACATCCTGCGCCTCACCGTTCTCATCCGGCATATAATAGGCCGTGACTTTGTAGTTGTTCGGCTTGAGCTTTCCGAGAACCTCCGGGGTGCTGAGCCACCAGTCAGCGTAACAGACGCGGACATAGGAGTGTCTGCGGATGCTTGTGGACACCTCTTTGCCGAGGTAGCGCGCCAGGTTCATCTCGTCGTATGGCCGGAGGTTCGGGTTGATGTTCGCGACCAGCACCTCCCACCGTGTCATGCCGGGATAGGTCTTTTGATCGGGGTGCAGGGTGTTGTTCCACTCCAGGTTGTCGGCACGGTCGTTGGCGACCATCTCCTCGAAAGTGTAGTACCGCTTGTCCTGCCAAAGTCCGTTGGTCTCGTCGCTTATTTTCTTTGAATAGGTGCGCCATTTGCCCTTGCCGTAGAAGCGGCCTACCTCCTCGTGGTTCTTGTGGATGATCTTGCGCTTTTTGGCGCCGTTGAGCGGTTCGGCCTGCTTGTCCTGCGAGTTCTGGGGAGCGCAGAACCTCACGCGGGAGAACACGACACCCTCGGCGAGAAGACCTTCCTTGTGACGGGTCATCAGGTGGTTCTCGACCTCGACACCGGCCGGCATACCCCACCGGCGACGCTTGATCAGCCGGAACATCTCGCGAAAACATTCATCCACAAGGGCTTCATCCTTTTTGCGCCCGTAAGAGGCCGCTATAACGCACTCGCTGACGGAGTCGTAGGCATAGTAGGCATGTACCTTTTCATCGCCCTTCATGCGGAACGGCAAGTCCACGTCGTCCATCGTGATCTGCGAGAGGGAATACTGTCCCCTGTGGCGGTGAACGTGGGGCATGATCTCGTGGTAGTAGTCCACGCTGGGTTTGAGCCAGCGGTCGACAAACGCCTTGATGTCGGGGCGGTTCAGGAAGCCGGCGATGGTGCCCTCGCTCGGAACCCACGGTTCGCCGTTCTTTTTCCTGGCGCATTTCTCAGGGTCGAGCAGTTCTCCTGTTTCCGGGTCCCACACGTCGAGCTCGCCGCATACGAACATCTCGTACATTTCCCGCACGTTGGTATTCCACGGGCGGTTGGGCTGTACCGCCAGGCCTTTCAGCACCCGCTCCTCTCCGGCGGTGAGTATCTGGGCGTTGGTGTTGCCGAACTTCCCGCTGAGCAGGGATTCATATCCGCGCTTGCGGTAGTCGCTGACCTTCTTGCGAAAGCGGAGAACCGAAGTCGGCAGCGTGTGGCCGAACTGCACTCTCAGGCTCTCGATAACGCCGGTCATGCATGTCCAGCCGTATTTGTTGCCCATCAGCCGTTGCTTGGCCGCCGCATTGTCATAGAGCTTTATGCAGACGTTCAGAACCGAGGCATTGACAACATATTCCCTGCGCTTGGCTATCGAGAGGTTGCTGATTCCGGTCTTTTGGGGATTGTTGAAAAATGCCATCGCCTCCTGGTCCTCGGTGTAGTTGCTCCGTACCCATGCCGCGATATGTGCTGCCTTGCCTCCGAACCGGGCCTCGACCTGAATCTTTTGCTCGGTGGAAAGGGAGTCCACAGCGACCAGGGCGCCGGAGCCTTTCGCACCTCCGCCTCGCTTGACGACCTCGATACGCTTACGCTGGGCAGCCTTCTCATAACTCCCGAGAGTCATGATTCCGCCGTCGATAAGTTCCCTGGCCGATATACAATATATGCCGTTGTGGTACTGCATGGTTCCTTGCGTTACAGGGTTTTCGCCATGTTCTTAATTTCGTTGATCTGTGACAGCGTGACGTGGTCGTATCTTGCCACTACATTACCTTTGGGGTCATAGACAGTGCCTTCGCCCGTCTGCTTGTCAAGGTAGATTTCTGCCCGGTTGGGATAGACCGCGTGCCAGCAGCTGTCGGAATCGAAGAAGAACTCTCCCTCCGGAATGACGTAATAGGTGCAGCCCATGTGGTGCCTGACCGCAGCGAAACGTATCTTCCTGGCAAGCTCGTTGTCCGTGCGGTAGGCAAGGGCGTTCTTGACGCAACGCTCGC